GCTATCTCCAGCAACAAGAGCGGTAGCAAGCACATTGAATGCGGTGCGCTCCTGCTTGAGCATAACTTCTTGAGCCATGCGGGTGAAGGTCTTGGAAACAACATCAACACGAGCCTTCTTAGCATACTTACGGTCGAAAGCGAGTGCGCTATCAAGGGTGTAAGTGCTAAACTTCAGCTCGTTATGAGCTGGGAAGACTTGGTTGTAAGGGAGTCCACCAGCAACTTGCTGGGAGTAGACCTGCACGTAATCTTCATCAGTCACATCGTGGAAGAGATCAAGAGGAAGGGAAGGATTATCATCAGCTTGATAGGTCAAGGTGGTGAAAAGATTTCCAACGGTAACGGCGTTGTTGATAACTTCAGTGACCACAGGTCCAAGAAGTTCTGCAACAGCGGCCTGAGCCTCGTAAGCCTCCTCACGATTATTCGAACCCATTGCGCGAACAAGGGCTAACTGATCTTCAGTTCTTTTAATAGTAATTTTCATAATCTGTGAGTTAAATTAGAAGTTAATGCTAACAATTGCGTATTCTCCTGCGTGGGTATCACCCGCAGCACGAGTTCCAGTAGCAAGGACTTTACCGATAACGGTGTCAGCGGTAACAGCTTCAGCAAGTGCGCCATCGTCACGAACTCCAAGCTCAGTCATAGGAGCTGGGACAACCGAACCAGAGAAAGCTCCCTCCATAAAGGTAAACACACCCTTGGTGGCAACGGGGACAGACTCTCCAGAAAGAACGCACTGAAGCTCTTCTTTTTTCTGAGGGTAGAAGCGAAGTTTCTCGCCATTCTCGTCGGTGTCACGAATGTCACGAACAAGGATACCAAGAGCAGCGTCTCCAGAATCAGCAGCATCCACGCGAAGTGGGTTAACAGCGAGAGGAGAGTAAGCATTACCCTGAGAGGTAAGGAAAGCATCTCCACCGTCTACGAGATCAACAAGATCATCGTTGAGATTGGCGGCAGAAACCTTTACAATGGTTCCGGCCCCGACATCAATACCGTCATAAGCAAACATGTTGATAACATCGTTATCGTCATATTGGCGAAACGGCAGTAGTTTAGTAATTTCACTAGCCATAATATTTTATTGTGTAATTAGATTTTTATTTAGTAACTTCTACAGAGAAGTTCTCCTTCAGTTTTTCAACCAAAGAAATTTGTTCCGAAGCTTCAGCGTTGTTGTTTGGAATAGCAGGGGCTTCAACCTCTTCAACTTCCAACTCATCTTCGCTAGCTTTAACTTCTTCTTGCTGCTCAGGAGCCCCTTCTGCCATCTTAGAAGCAATAGCCTCTTCAATTTTAGCTTTGACTGCCTCTTCTTGAGCTGCAATGGCCTCTTTGGTCTTGCTTGCAAAAAGAATAGAAAGTTTTTCTTTGAAAGAATCAAAAGCTTCCTCAGAAGCCTCAACAACCTTCAACTCATCTACGACCAACTGAAGCTCTGCCTCAGTAAGCTCGTATGTGGAGTCGATAAAGTTCATGCGAGAGTTAAATAACTCAACAGCAGCTTGAGCTTCGATCTCAGATTTGAGAGAAGAAAGTTCTGACTGAACAGCATCAAAAGAAGCTTTCATTTCAGCCAGATCTGCTTCAGCTTTCTCACGAGCTTCGGCTTCAAGTTGAACTTTAGATTTCCAGTTTTCGGAATGCTCAGTCAGAGCATCACGCATAATCTCACCAACAGAGCTGGCTTGATCGTCCTTCTTGACAACAGAAGCTACGCTTTCTGCTACTTGTGTCATTAATGTTTCGAATTGTTCTTTATCCATATCAAAAATATCGAATTTGTTGTTTGTTACAGTGTTTTTATTGTTTAGGGAATTTTTAATATTAATATTATCTTGTCCCGCTAAAGAATTATCAACAGGCTTTTCATTTTTCTCTGGCTCTGATGTATAAACTCCCTTAACTCTAGCAGCGGGTTTATATGTTAAAGCAGCTCCTAAAGGATAAGTTTCACCATGTATCAATCGGTGAACTGGAGTGCCATCTTCATCCATGCCTTTGCCGCCGAAACCTTTTACATACTGCTTAAGTTCTTGTTCCTTTGAACCTTCGGCAACTTCACATTCGTCCAATCTATTTGATCCATAGACGACTTTATAGTTCTTAAATGCAAGTTCCCAACTAGTAGCAATACTCTGATATTCTTCATTCTCTTCTTTTGCGGCAGTTTCGATAGCTTCTGCCAACTCTGGAAAAATATTCTTGTAAATCAAGCCAGCAGCGTTAATATAAAATGGCTCTTCTTTGTCAGCATATGATTCAATAGCGTTATCTTTAAAGTCATATTCCTCCATAGAGAAAGAAGCATTGATCATGTGGCCTACGATCTTATGCTTCTTATGTTCAATGTTAATTGGCTTATTGATAAATCTTTTTACTGCTGCTACTGCCGTTTTAGAATCTATACCGTCACCATTCTTGTTAAACTCGTTAACTAGAGCTAAGTTGAATACAACAGGCAATACATCAACATTAGCAGATGGGTCAAAGTCTTCTGGTAGTAAAGATTTAGCAGCTTCTGCAATAGATCCCTCAGATACTCCGAACTTCTCGTAGTCAGCTTCTTTGAGAGCTTTGATGTTGCAATCAAAGCTACTTACCTCAAAATCTTTTAAATCCATAAAATGGTATACACTTAAATTTGAGTTGAGTGATATAAAATTGCAGCAGACATATCATCAAGCTGATGTTTAGAACCCATATCTAACACTTCAGGGTCAACATTCAGCTCAGAAAGACTATCTAAATTTTCTACAACACTAGATAAAGTTTCATCCCATTCTCCCACTGGCTTAGAAACAATAATTGACTCACAAGCGCGAGAAACTAAATCTTTTCTATCATCATCAAGTTCTTCTAATCCAAACTTAAGAGCAAAGTCGCGATAAGCTCTCAGTTCAAATTCACTAACCATTTGAGTAGCTTCAACAATATGTTTCTTAGAGAAGCTTGAATTAGATACCCCTATGGGGCGACCACCAGAAGGTGCAATAGGAGCAGCCTCTGGTTTGGCCTCTGGAGCGGAATCTTCTTCATTTTGGTAAAGGTTGATGCTGTTTACAAGTGGCATATAGTAACCTTCTTCCCTCTGCTCTTTAAATGCATCTTGTGCAGCCTCCATGTCCTCAGACTTTGGAAAGATGCCAGTGTTGATAACTTCCATGCCCTGCTGGGGAGTAAGAACACCAAGCTCCATCATGCGAGTAGCAAGCTTGGTCATATCAGAATTATCAAGCGTGTCAGTCTTAACAAACTTAACTTCTGGCCAAGAACGCATACCCGCTGCTTTACAGATGCGGCGAATCTCAGGCTGTAAGAAATCGCGGATAAATTGTTGGCGAGATTCTTCTAGACGCTGAATAAAGATCTTCATCTTCAATTGACCATCAGCATACTTGTTGTCTCCAAGAAGCACATTTTGAAGACCCTCTTGGATGTCGCGGTTTAAAATTTCATACTTTTCTGGGCCAACTACTTTGCGGAGGTCAGGAATAACAAAGTCAGCTTTTGTAGTATAATCAGATACAAGAACACGGCCAACGCTCTGGTTCTTGAAGATATTCTGCATGGCAGCTAAGGCTTTGTGATTAACACCGCCCTTGTCAGGCTCTGCGCCCATAGTAACTAACAAAACAACATTCTCAATGGAACGAGAAATGGCTTGGTCAATTTTTTTAAGCTCTAGCTTCTTATTGATGTCATCAAGGACAGAGAAAGCATATGGAACAGAAAGCGGCTCATAATCTTGCTTCTTAGCAAACACAACATGTAGTAGCTCCGAAGCTAATTTAATATATAAACGCTCAGTGGTAGTGGCAGTATTGTTTTGGATTCTTACTTGCACATCTTCTGGAAGAGAGTTGTACATTTCAATCTCATGCTCAGTTTTAGGATCTTTGAGGCGAGAGATCTCATAAGGAGTAAGAACCTTGAAGTATTGGAAGTCATTAAATGAGATAGAACCCTTTGTAGCAATATCTGTTGGGTTCATAATCAAATACTTGATTGGAATAGGCACACTCTTAGTTGCACCGTAAGTCTCTAAGACCTTTCCTGTGTCAGCAGTCTTGATTCTACCGTCTACACGATACATAAAGACATTGCCTGAACGATAGTATTCACGGAAGTATTGTGACTTGATATCGTGAATTTTAATTCTCTTAAACCAAGCATTTACAAAGTTTCTAGCTTTTGCAGAACCACCTTCTAAAAATAAATCAGAATCAGCAAAATCAGACAACATATCAATGGTGCTGCGGAATGCTGGAACGTTAAAGTAAGCTTTTTGGCACAACTGGATGGCATCACGGACATCCACCGAATCACGAGAGTAATCAAATGGCAATAAACCATCATCAATATTCTTGAACCTGTTTTTAGTATAGCTTTGGGTGACACTGTTAGTTCTTGACCCAGAACGCTTTGTTGGCTCAGAAAGGCGAGAAGCTGTAGTCTCATACAAAGATTCTCCAACTAACTCTGGAGCAAACTCTTCAGCAAGTGATTGACGGGTAATCTCTTCAAGATTATTGTTTGGAGTATTAGATTTAAATTTTTGCCAATACTCAGATCTTTTAGTATACTTGCGTTTTTCTGCCATGTCAACAATTGTTACACTAAAGTTATAAAAGTTACTTTATAACTTTTCAAATTGTGAATGGAATAAATGTAGAAACGGGTTTTTTCTCAGGAGTCACGTTAAGAGAATCAAAATATACCTTAGCAAACCAATTGCCTAGAATCAAAGCAGAATAAGAATCTTTCCTTGCTCTGTTTGGCCCCTTCTGCCTCCGAAGGTTTTGGGGCAGGTTAAATGACTGTGAACCTTGGGGGTTTGTAGCAACCTCAATGTTAGCACATTCTGACTTTGTAAGTTCAATGACACTTTTTTGATGATCGATTAAATCAATCATTTTAGCACCTTTAGAAGAAGCAGTAATCTTATGATCCCATTTTATCTCATCAATAGGTATATTTTTCTTACGCTGTTGGTCAAAGTGATCGTCTACCGCTCTAGACCCAAACAGTATTCTTTTATGGTCTATTGCTGCCTGTAACATCTCATTGCCGTTTCTAATCCAGTTGGATGTAGGTTTTCTTAAGATACAATACTTTCTTTCTTTTTGATTGTACTGATTCTTAAACTGCATAATATCACTATGCCACTGGTCAGGTTTTTCTAACTCAACCTCAATCACACCAATATTCACATTAGCTTTTTTAAACAACTCACTTTCATTACAAGAGTTGATAAACTGAACACCTCCATTGTAGTCACCGCATATACCGACAATATTGAAGTATTCGATAAGATACAGGAAATACCTCATATGCTCTTTTAAGGACACTCCAGCCACTGCGTAGCTATGAACAAGGCAAACCTTCTGTTCGTCCCTCAGAACCTTAAATACGTGCATTGCGAAGTGGTCAGCACTTGTGTTACCAGCCCAGTTGGGGTCAAAAGCAAGAATATACTCGTCACTTGGGTTCCCAACTATCTCCACAGCGGGGAACTCTCCATCTGCGATTGTACAAGCAGCCATTTTTGAAAGTCTAAAGTATCCGTCACTCTCATCTACAAATTGTGCGCCGAATTCTCGTTTGAACTGCATCTCAGACATGGTAGCCTTAGCTTGTTTTAGCAGGTTCTGATCGTACAACCTTGTTGGAGCGCAGTCATAACTTAACTGCATAATTAATCTATATGCATCATCAGCCGCTTGCTCATCATCCTCATTGTCTCTATCAAACTCTCCAAATATTAGCCCCTCATATTTTTTGTAGAGCTTATACATGTATTCGAACTTAAAGGACGGAGATGAAAGGATTATCAATTTGTTATTGGGCCATACATACCTATCTTCCTCTTTCAGCTCGCCTTTGTCGATTAGGCGGGATTCTAGTTTATGTAGTTCCTCTCTTTCAATAGGGTTTTCTACAACCCCAAGGAATGGTATGATAACTTCATTGAATATCTTTTCTGGAATTGTTAAGAACTCATCCAACACAATCCTATTAAATCGAAATCCACGGAGACGTTCTCCGTTAGCTAACGGCAAAGCGATTGCGCGGCTATTACCAATTTTTAAAGTCCATTGGTCAGTTCCTTTTGTTATTTTAACCCCGCATTCTTTTGCGAGCTTCGCCTCTGGCTTGGACAGGATATCCTCCATCTTCTGGAAGATTTGTTTTGACTGCCTAAAGCTACCTGCAATAACACCAATATTAGCATTGGGGTTCAGTAGACATTCAAGTAACACATAAATAGCTGTAGAGAAAGTCTTAGACATACCCCGTGAGAATACGAACATAGAGTAGTCAGACACCATCATTCCTTTGATAGCCATTGCTTGGAATGGAAATAATCTTACCCCCAAAAATAATTCGGAGGTAAATGCAATATTAGCTCTTAAGAACTTATATAATAAATACTTAGCTTCCTCGTCTGGTAAGTCACCATCAAGTGTTTTTAAGTAATTATTAAACTCTTGTGCGGAGTAATCATTTCGATACCGCTGTTTTCCTTTCTGCCATGCCATGAACTTTTTTCTCTAAATGGTATTGAACGTCAACGTTCCATAAACGCTGCCCGTAATATAAGATCTTTGGTGTGATCTTCTTTACTCCTGCTCTTGAGTAAGCAAAAACAAACTGTATGTTTTCTGGATAGTCTATCATCAGACTACGAACATTGTGCCACAAGTAACCTAAGTTCGATTTAAACTTCGATACTTTGTTGTCTTCTTCGATTTTTTCAATAGATGACTCGACAACAATGAACATGTAAGAATTAAACTTGACACAACGATCCATTTCGCGCCTGAATCTTTCGATATCTTTTCCAAAGGTTTGTCTAAAATCATCTTGAGCTTTTCTATCTACAAAGGTTTTTGAATAATATTCTCCAGCGGCGGTATAATCACCGAAGTCCAGTTTGTTTTTTACACTGTTTTCAAAGTTAAGGGGTTTCTGTTCTCTTGTATCAACAAAGATCTGCATGTCTTTACTATCCTGCTCCCAAAAATTCTTTGGTAAGTTTTTAGTGAACCAAGATTCAATACCCAGATCATCTGAGAACTCAGAGTAAGACCTCCACATTTTTCGGTAGTAATCAATATTGGGCATTTGAGCTAGCATGTAGTATAAGTCTGGTGGAGTAAACTTAACATTCTTGTTCTCAAATTTTTTGCGGGTATAATTGATTAAGTGGTTTTTTGCTTTAGTAGGAGAAGTAGTTTTTAACCAAGATAAATAATTATCTATATTGTTGAAGTCTTCTGAAAAATATTGGTCGTAGTTTTTGAATTGCAGAAGTTCATTTGTGTAAAGATCTCTTTTTGCATAGTGTTCCACATAGTATTCCCCAATAGAGGTACTATGCGCTTTTAGATGAGCGTGGAAACCCCTACGTTTCTCAAAGGACTTGCCACATTCTTTACAAACAAACTCACTCATAATAATTCTTTTTTGGATATACCAAGCACTCGTGCCTTGTAGTCATCCATACTCTCAAGCCTATCAGCCTCTTCTTCAATTAATTTGTTTTGAAGTTCAGCCATCATGATCATACGGTCACGTTCTTCACGCTCTTGGAAGGCTTCAACCAAAGCAAAGATAGAACCATTCTCTTCTCCCTTGGCCTTCAGCCTCGCAGTTCTAGATCCATTGAGATCCTTTGTCAAGGATTCAATACGTTTTTCGCACTGGTTAAGCTCTTCACTAGTCGCCTTGATAATCTCCGTCAGACGCATTGTGATGTCTCTTTCGTTGTCTTGGTCGTCTAGTAGTGCATTAAGCTTGTCAATGCGCTGCTGGATGTGTTTCTGGCGCACGTAGTTAGCACACACAGTCACATACAGATTCAATTCGTCGTTAGTGAGGTCAGGCTTGTCCCAAACAGCACGAACAAACTCGCTTTCAAACAGGTCTCTGTCAGCTAGAGTAGCATACTGGTTAATAAAATGATTAAAGCGGGGGCTTTTAAAATAAATAATTAATTGCTCGACTAGTTTCTTTTGTTTTGTTTGGAGAGTTAGTTCCTCTAAACCAACGCCACAGAAGTTGTTTATCTTAACAATAGCTCTGTTTATAGATTTAGGTGGAGTCCACTTCTCTTTTGTAACAATCTCATTATCATCTACAATCTCTGGCCTATAAGTTTTTAAGAAGTCAACAATAACTCTATGCTTCATGCTAAGAGGTTGAATATCTCTATCTTTGAAAGTAAGTCGGGCTATTTCTAAAGCATTCATGCCAACTTCAATATTGTCAGTCATCAAGAACTCTTTCTGCTCTTTTGTTAAATGAACCTGCTCTACTTTGGGGGCAAGAGATGTATTTGCTTTTTTGTCTTGTTCTGCTAAGAACTTCCTCACCGCACGACCCTGCTTCGACCTCCCATCAATAGTATCATCGTTAAATACTTTGCGGGTTATAAACATTAAATCTGGGTTTTGTTTAAATAACTTAAGAATCTCCTCTTTCTGCTTCTCTGTTAAATCATATATCATAGATCCTCCTCTTTTATCACTTTTATTGCTATATTATAAAACTTCTTCTTGAGATTGTTTATTTGTTTGTATCTAGGCGTTTTTCTTTTACTTGTATCCCGCTTAAACCCAAACTTCTTGGCCACCTCTCCTTCATCCACATGCTCCACAAACAATAATCTATATACCTCTTTATGTTTGTCACTCAATTCAAGCATAACTAAATGATGTATCTTAGCCGCTTTCTTATCATAATCTAATTCGTCTTCATTTATTCGATCTTTAACTGATACCAATGAATCCAAAGAGACTGGCATCTTTAAATTAAAGGCTCCTTGTTTTTTAGATTTCCATTTAGCAAAATCCGCACACTCTTCATCCTGCTCCCTACTCTTAGTAAAACCACACTCATCACCACCCAAATAAAAAGAACACCGCAAACACGGCTTCGCAAAGTTTCCATAATGATTCCTTATCAGATTCTTAATCTGATTACTAATCAACATAGAAGCCCAAGGCTTAAATGCTCTCTTCTGGTCCCACAAGTGCCACTTCTTATAGATATGAGATCGGATTATTTGAGATACATCATCATAATCCAACCAAGCTATGGAATTAAGCTGCCATTTAGCCCTATATCTATTTAAAAGTTCTTCTATTTCTGGAACAAGGTCTTCATACCTCTTATCCATCAATGTCTTGAACTCTAGATGAAGCGCAATCTGCTTGACTTTGTTTAATCATAGCCTCGCCATCTGGCAAGTTTGATGCTGGCCTAGACATCCTATCCCTATTTGCATCTTCAGGAGTAGCAGACTTCCACAAGTCAGCCAAAGTCGTTTTATCCGTGTTCGCTTCAGCCACAATATCATTCTTCATTTTACGCAAATCAAATGAACGTCTGGTTTCTTCCTCGTATTCAATTTCAGCAACAGCCTCTCGACGAGCTGGTGCAGGAGCAGCCGCTCCAATTGGCGTTCCACACGCCGCACAAAATTTTGGTTTGGTCACCTCATACACGTTTTTGTGACCGCAGGAAGAACAGAAAACTTTATTCATATGAAATTTTATTGTTTTGGGGCTAATAATTCAATTTTTTCTACAAGATATGTAATAATTTTATCCCTTATCACATCTTCTTTACCAAACTCTACACTATACACCCCTTTTCTGGAACTCTGCTCATCTTTAAACAAAGAAGCCAACTTATCAAAACCACTACTCCGAATATCACTCTGCAAACTATCCCCACAAATAAATAACTTCGCCCCACGACCAATCCTAGTCAAAACAGTAGTCAACTCCCTCACACTCATATTCTGCGCCTCATCAACAATAACTACTTTATCCCGCCAAGTTGTTCCGCGCAAAAAGTTAATCGGCTCCGCTTCTAGTACCTTTTTGTTTTTTAATTGATCCTTTTCAGGCTTATTCAATAACTCATCAATCTTATCTAAAAGCGGTGCCATATATGGCCCAAACTTATCATCCATGTCTCCTTTCAAAAAACCTATCCCCCTATCCGCACTCTCAACAACGCTTCTCAAATATAGGATTTTTAAATTTTTATCACTATTATACAGATCCAATGCAGAATAAACAGAAAGAAACGTCTTCGCTGTCCCCGCTGGCCCTCCCAAAAACACAATCCGCGTTTTCTCATCCGTCATTATGTCATAAAATTCCTTTTGCTTAGGAGTTAATTCTATATGACCCAACAATAAGCTGTTTTCTTTTGCCATTTGTTTTTATTTATTACACGTTTTTGTCACATGTAGTTATATTTTATTATATGGCGTACCGCCCATTAGTTATAAAAAAAGTTTACTTATAGTGTTCACCACCCCCCGCGCTTTGTGCGTCAAGTGCAAAAGTCAAAAACTTTCAGAAAACCCCTCCCCTAAATAAAAATGCATTTTATACAAAAAAAAGCTTTCAATTGTGGGCGTGTTGCTTCATACTCTGCCCATGGAAAACAAAAAACCAAAAGCAGATCCATTCTACGAACGAATCGCCCAAGCCCGTCATAGCTGCTACGAGCGAAACCAAAATTGGATTGAGGAGTGCCGTAAGAACCCTATCGACTGGAATGCGACAGTGAAGGCTGGAAAACTTATCGGAAAAAATGATAAATAATAGCAAAAAAACTTGCACCACTCAAAAAAGTAAAGTAGAATACCCGCATGACAGACAACACCACTACCAAGACAGACTACGACAAGTTCTCCAAAGAGAGGAATGCCGCAAGTGATTTGCGAGTTTCCCTCGCGTACGTTTCTGGGTACCTCAAAGCTGAAAACCCAGAGATCTCAGAACTAATCCAAAAGGCTCTTGATCAACACGAGCAGGACAGAGAGCTGTGGTAAAAATAAATCAGAAAATGCTTGTTAAAACTCCACTAATCAATTACTATCACCTCGTTATGAAAAAAAACACTACCACTACCACCACCCGCTTCGATCACTCTCTGTATGGACTCAGCGACGAAGACCTCAAGCGCAAGCTTGTAAGTCGTGTCGTGACTTACTACAATGCAAACCCTTCATCTGTCAAAAAAGATGGCGTGAGAAATCTTGTGATCAAGTCGATTGACCATATCGGTTTTGCGGAAAGCAAC